AAAACCTTTAATTTTTAAATTAAATGGGGGGTCAAATAATAAATTATATGAATATCTTAAATTACGAGATTTATCGTTAACATACGATAACAAATTAGATGAAAATTTCTCAACAAGTTTTAATACTTTTTATTATGACAATCCAAACGTTATTACTCATAACAATGTCGAGTATAATGTAAATTATAATGAGATTTCTGATTTAAAAATCCAATCTTTAATTAAAGTCATTTGTTTATCTAACGGTCCAAAAGATAATTGTTCTAATTGGAGATTATTTCAGCCATACGATAGATTTGAAAACGGAATAAATTACGAATTAGTGTTAAGTGCGGATTTTAATTTTGAGAGAGATAAAAATGCGGATGTTGTTATAATTGGTAGACCTCTAATTCATTGTTTAAATTATATTAGACAATTAAAAGAATATAATGTAAAAATTATTATTGATTATGATGATGTATTACCTCTTGTGTGGAATTATGAACCATCTTATTTAGAATCATATATTGAAGTTTTAACGTTAATATTAACGGAATGTGATATGGTTACAACAACTAATGATAAGTTAAAACATTATTATGAACAACATTCACAATTGCCGGTTGAGATAGTGCCGAATATTGTAAAACCTGAATTAATATCTAAAAAAACTAAAAAAAATTCGGATAAAATAACTTTAGGTTGGTATGGTAGTAACGGACATTTAAGTGGTTTAAAAATTATAAATAAAGACGTTTTACGAATATTAGACGAATTTGATAACGTTTACTTTAATTTATACACTAAAAGTCAGGACATTGTAAATTTATTTATTCACGAAAAAGTCAATGTAATACCTTACAACGATAATTTTTATGAATTTTTGGAAAGTATAAATGACATAGATATAAACTTATCTCCAATAGAGGAAACCTATGTTAATTTTTGCAAATCAGATATAAGAGTTCAATTAATTGGTCACAAAGGTATTCCAAGTATTGTTAGCGATTTTTCTGAATATAAAAGATTTGCCGAATTAAATGGTGGTGCGTTACTTTGTAGAGACAATGAATGGTACGATAAAATTAAGTTGTTAATATTAGATAACGAAAAATATAATGATTTAGTTGTAAGATTAAACGAAACAATTGTGGAACATTTTGATTATAAAAAATACTCAGAAATCAATGATAATAAAATAAAAAAATTAATAGGAAAAAAATGACAAGAATTGATATTATAAATACATTAATTACCAAACATAATTATAAAACTTATTTGGAAATTGGGGTTAGAAACCCTAATGATTGTCTTAATCATATTAATTGTGATTTAAAACACGGGGTAGACCCTGGTGTTGAGGGGGATTATCCGGTCACTTTTAATATGACATCTGATGAGTTCTTTCATATTAACACCTCAACCTATGATATAATTTTCATAGATGGGTTACATATTGACGAACAAGTGGAAAGAGATATTATTAATAGTTTAAATGTTTTAAGTAAAAATGGTACAATTGTTTTACACGATTGTAATCCTCCTCAAATTCATCACGCCAGAGAAGATTACGGTGACCATTCAACTAGTGCCGGTGGAAATTGGAATGGAACGACTTGGAAAGCAATTGTTAAAGTTAGAAGTGAAATTAATGACATATACACAAGTGTGGTTGATACAGATTGGGGTGTGGGGATTATTCAAAAATCAGAAACACCAAATATGATTGTTAACGATAACCCATATTTTTCATATAATAAATTTTCTGAAAATAGAAAACATTACCTCAATTTAATATCCCCTGAGGAATTTTTTTATCAACACATTAACATTGTTGACTCTAAAAAAAAAAGATTAACGTGGTTGGCGAAATATGATGATTACGCATCAATGGGTATATTATCCCAAAAGATTCTTCAAAATTTAAAAACCACAGATTTGTCCTGTAAAGAAATTATTGGTCAAACAGAAACAAATAATGTCTTAATTCATAACTTAATTAAAAAACCAATAAATCACGAGTTAGGTATTATGTTTGCTTATCCGGATTCAATTGGTCAATTAAAGGGGTTTAAAACTAAAGTTATTTATACCGGTGTGGATACTACAGGAGGTATACCTAATTTTGCAACAAATATTAACCAAACTGATTATATCTTAACCCCATCAAATCTATCAAAAGATAGGATGATTAAAATGGGTGTTACCAAACCAATTTTTGTATTTCCACACGGAATAGAAAAGAATGAATTTGTATATAAACCAAGAATTATGGGTGATAAATTTAAATTCCTTTACATTGGTGAATGTAGTGATAGAAAAGGTATTTTTCATTTATTAAAAACGTTTACATCTCTTTATAAAAATAACCCAAATGTTGAGTTACATTTAAAATCTAACTCAGCAATGTTGTTCTATGGTGGTAATGAAGTTCAAAAATATGTTGATGAAAATTCAAATATATTTTGGGATAAATCAGATACGGGTCACGAAAGAATGATAGAACTATATAATGAATGTCACGCTTATGTTTACCCATCAAGAGCCGACACTTTTGGTATGACAATATTAGAAGCTATGGGATGTGGGTTACCTGTAATTTCAACATCAGAACCAGGTGCTTCAGAATTAGTTAAAGGAATGTATTATGAAACACCAACTAAAGAAGTTGCGGTTGTTGGACATCCCTGGATGTTAGGTAATTGGGGGGAACCTGATATGAGAGTATTGAAGAATCAAATGTTAACTTTAGAACAAAACTATAACACTTTGGCAAAACCTGAAAAATTACGAGAAATTTCAGAGTTTGTTAATGAAAATTATTGTTGGGAAAAAGTAACTGAAGATTTTGAAAATAATATTTTACCTAAGTTAACTAAAGAAGTTAAAATTTTAACATTATTAACATCATATAAAAGACCTAATCACATTAAGAATGTTATTAATTCATTAAAAGAAAATCGTGGCGATGGTTACACTAATGATGTGTATATTGTAGATAATACTGATGATGATTCAAAAGATGAGGTCACCAAAATTATTAATGAAAATATTGACGATAAATTTACCTTATATTCCTCAAGTTTTAATTTAGGTCAAAGAGGTGCTTTACTTCAAATGTTAGATGATATTAATATTGATGATTATGACTTTATTCAATTTACCGACCAAGATAACTTATTAATTGAACCTTTGATTACATATTGTGATATTTTAACAGAATATCCTGAAATATTTTTTGTTACAGGTTATATGAGTAAAGAACACGGTGAAATTGGGTGGAGACACACTAGATTTGGTAAATTGTGTGAAAAACGTTCATTAAGGGCTGGACATATGTTTATGAGGGTTAGTGATTTAAAAAGTCTTTATCCAATTCATTTAGATAGTCAATATGGTAAAGATTATAATTCAATTTGGTATGCAGGATTAGATTGGGAACTTTTGTCTTGGAACTTAAATTCGCCTTGGAGACATAGAGGCGATAATTTTGTTTTATGTGTTCCTGGTGGTGTTTTACATAAAGGTATTGATAGCACATTTGATGTGTGGGATGTTGAAGCAAATGAATATACATTAGAAGAGTTACAAAAGATGAGGTAATTATATTTATAGATATGCAGATAATTGAAATCACTAGTTTAACCGGACATTCCCCATATGATATCACAATTTGTGATATCACTAAATCTTATTGTTATATTGTTGCCTCTGGTGTTACGTCAGCACCAATTATGGTAGATATTCCTACAGAATTATTAGGGACACAAGAATTAATTGTTGTGGTAACAGATTCTACGGGATGTGAAACTTTTTCAAATTATAATTGTTTTACACCTACACCTACACCAACATTCACTCCAACACCGACTATTACGCCAACAAACATTTCCTGTAATTGTATAACTTTTACAAATACAGGAACAACACTTGGTGCGTTTAGTTATATTGATTGTGATAATCAAGAAATTAATTTTAAAATTAATTCCGGAACAACTCTTTATGTTTGTGGGAAATCACCATCAATTATTGTTGGTGATGTAACATATTCTATGGGATTACCGTGTGTTAATAATACTTGCATTCCTCCAACGCCAACACCGACATTAACACCGACACCAACACCCGTTATTGTGGACTGTTCAACTTACGTTGTTTTTAACACAGGAACTACCGTTTCAAAATATGATATTAACACAAACACTCTAACTCCATTAACATTCCCAAACCCATTATATATTGGTGACGTTGCAAATAGTTATGGTAGGTTTTGGTCAACATCGTGGGATATACCATATGCTTTAACGGAATATTCAATAATACCATCACCTTTTAGTGCGGTTTATAACAAAACTCTTAACTATACAATAAATTTATCGGGGTTAGTTGCCAAAGATAATACCACTTTAATATCTACAAGAGCAATAAGTGGTTCATCCAATATGATTGTCGAGTTTGATGTGTCAGGTGACGATGGTAGTTATTTAACGGTAATTGATAAATTTGGGTTACCTGGTATTGATAGAAGTGTAGGTGGTGATTTGGCTTACTTACCAACCACAGATAAATTATTTGTTACAAGTAATGGTATTGGTGGGGATTGGATAACTCAGTTTGATTATACAACAGGTAATGTGGATTATGATGTTAATATTTCATTACTAGTTGGTAGTAATTATGGGTTATCATCAAAAGACGGATATGTTTATATCTACGCCTATAATGGTGATGTTTATAGAGTGGATAGTATGTCTGTTCCAACATTTACATTAGTACAAACAACAACCGCTGGTGTTAATGCCGCATCTTCCGACCCTAGTTGTGCTATAGTACCAACACCAACCCCAACACCGACACCGACACACACAATTAGTTGTGTGACACCTGTCTTAAGTAGTGTAACACAATTATCAGGTTCAACATACGGTGTAATTTATTCAACAAGTTATGGTTGTACATCTGTTGATATTGAATATTCAAGAGATACTATAACTTGGACTGCAGACACAGGAACTTGTTCAACATCAAGAATTGTCGACACCGGAGATGGTACAGGTACTTGGTATTTCAGAGTAATTCAATTATGTAGTGGAAATTATTTAACGGGGAATACGTTAACCTATATTCCAACATCGCCAAATCCAACCCCAACACCAACTCCAACACCAGCATATCCTTATAATAACTTAGACTATACCTATATTATTCCGGAACCACAAGACGTAACATCATTAAGTGGTTTAAGTGCTTATATGACAAGTAATGGTAGTACTTTCTTGGGATGGGGTAATAGTGGATTACCATCTACGGTAGGGTATTCAAATAATTTAGACATATACATACATTACTCAGGATTTACTGGAGGTAGTGGTAATTTTATTTCTAATGTGGGTAATCTTAAGAGCCCTACTTTAAATGACCCAAATACCGGTTTGGATGAATATGGGTGTAACTCTGCCGGTTTTAATACTATCGAAGTTGACCCAACAAATGTTAATCCAAATATACAGTATTTTTATACAATATGGGTACCAATTAACGAACCTTTAACCTCCTCAATAAGTAATATATTAGTAAATATTGGTTATGGTGTTCCTTGTACCTCATCAATACTTAACAATGGTATACCGGATAGTACTTTGTTTTCTCAAGACGTTTTTGTAACATCAGGGGCTCCAATACCTTCAGGGTATTATAAAGTATTATGGTTAGACCCATCTTGCTTGTTACCTACAGTATTACCACCACCCGAATTAGGGTTCCCATTATATTTTAATGGTTCAGGTTTTATATAAATTTACCATTTATTATTATTTCTATATTATTATCTTTTGTTTAAAAATAAGAGATATATGAAAATATTTGTGCAGATAGCCGCCTATCGTGACCCCCAACTTATCCCAACTATTAAAAATATGTTGGAGAATGCTAAGAAACCTAAAAATTTAGTAATCGGAATTTGTCGTCAATATCATCCGGAAGATGGTTTTGATGATTTATCTGAATATGCGAAAGATAAACGATTTAGAGTTGTTGATGTATTATACACCGAATCTAAAGGTGTGTGTTGGGCAAGAAACCAAGTACAACAATTATATAAAGGAGAAGAGTATACCCTTCAAATAGATTCTCATATGAGATTTGAAAAGGATTGGGATGATACCTTAATCAAAATGGTTAAACAACTTCAAAAGAAAGGATTTAAGAAACCTTTATTAACAGGGTATGTTTCTTCATTCGACCCTGATAATGACCCGGCAGGTAGAGTTAAAGAGCCTTGGAGAATGGCGTTTGATAGATTCATTCCTGAAGGAGCCGTATTCTTTTTACCTGAAACTATTCCGGGATGGCAAGACCTTAAAGAACCGGTTACCTCAAGATTCTACTCAGCACATATGGCATTCACTGTAGGTGAATTTAGTGTTGAGGTTCAACACGACCCTGAATTCTATTTTCACGGAGAAGAAATATCAATTGCCGTTAGAGCATTTACTCACGGGTACGATTTATTCCACCCACACAAAACAGTTATTTGGCACGAATATACTCGTAAGGGTAGAACCAAACAATGGGACGACGATAAAGAATGGGGTAAGAAAAATGAATTATCTCATAAGAAAAATCGTCAATTATTTGGTATGGATGGTGAAGAAGTTACTATGGATTTTAGTAAATACGGATTCGGTACTGAAAGAACACTTAAAGACTATGAAATATATTCAGGTCTTAAATTCTCAAACAGAGCTGTACAACAATATGTATTAGATAAAAAATATCCACCAAATCCTCAAGTATATGAGTCTGATGAAGAATGGTTAGCAAGTTTCGCTAGTATCTTTAAACATTGTATTGATATTGGATTTACTCAAGTACCTGAGAAAGATTATGAATATTGGGTTGTTGCATTTCACGATGAAAAAGATGAGACTATCTATAGAAAAGATGCGGATATCAATGAGATTAATAATATGATGAGAGACCCTGATGGGTATTGTAAAGTATGGAGAGAATTCCAAACCACTCATAAACCAAAGTATTGGGTTGTTTGGCCGTATAGTAAGTCAAAAGGTTGGTGCGATAGAATAACAGGTAATCTATAATGATTTTAATATCACATAGAGGTAATATTAATGGAAAGTTTGAATCGTATGAGAATGAGCCAAACTATATTGATTTAGCTTTATCTAAAGGTTATGATGTTGAGATTGATGTTTGGTATGTTGACAATTTACTTTATTTAGGTCACGATAAACCACAATATGGGATAAATTTTAGATGGATTCAAGATAGATTTGATAAACTATGGATTCATTGTAAAAATGTTGAGGCGGTCGTCTATTTTAAAGAATGTGGATATGATGTTAATTACTTTTGGCATCAAGAAGACACTTTAACATTAACAAGTAAAAACCACCTTTGGGTATACCCCGGTAAACAACCAATAAATAAAAGTATTGCGGTAATGCCCGAAATACATAATGAAGATACAACCAATTGTTTTGGGGTATGTTCAGATTATATTGAGAACTACAAATGATAAAAACTATAATATTTGATTTAGACGGGGTATTGGTTGAAGCTAAAAAACTTCATTACGATTGTTTAAACAACGCTTTATTTGAGGAAGACCCTAAATTCATTATTAAATGGAACGAACATTTAAGTTTATATGATGGATTAAAAACAAATCAAAAATTAGATTTGTTACATTCTAATAAAGGGTTACCTAAAGACTCTTTTATAAGGGTGTGGGAAAAGAAACAAAAATTAACTTTAGAGTCTTTGCAAAATTTACTCCCATCACAAGAATTAATTTATTGTATGAAAAAATTATCTGAGGATGGATATAAGATTGTTTGTTGTAGTAACAGTATTAGAAAAACAATTTTAACTGTTTTAAGTAAATTAGACATTATTCAATATTTTGATTTAATACTTTCAAACGAAGACGTTAAGAATAGTAAACCTCACCCGGAAATATATTGGAAAGGAATATCAATGATGGAATGTTTACCAGAAGAAACTTTAATTATTGAAGATTCACCATACGGATTATTGGCTGCAAGTCGAAGTAATTCAAATATATTAAGAGTTAAAGAACCTAGTGATGTTACATATTCATTAATAATTAATAAAATAAATAAATTAAAAAATACAAACCTTATGAGTACACCAAAATGGTCTGATAATAAACTAAATGTTTTAATACCTATGGCAGGTGCGGGTAGTCGTTTTGAAAAAGCGGGGTATACATTTCCAAAACCATTAATCGATGTTAAAGGTAAACCTATGATACAAGTTGTTGTGGATAATTTAAATATGGACGCTAATTTTATTTTTATTGTTCAAAAATCTCATAGAGAAAAATATAATTTAGATACATTGTTGAATCTAATCACACCTAATTGTAAAATAATGGAAGTTGAGGGTATTACTGAAGGAGCCGCTTGCACAACATTATTAGCCAAAGAATTTATTGATAATGATAGTCCGTTAGTTATGGCTAATTCTGACCAATTTGTGGAATGGGATTCAAATGAGTTTATGTATAAAATGAATGAGACGGATTGTGATGGTGGTATAGTAACATTTAAGTCAACTCACCCTAAATGGTCTTTCGCTAAAATTGACGATTCCGGTTTTGTAACAGAAGTTGCGGAAAAAAATCCAATATCCGATATCGCCACAGTCGGTGTTTATTATTGGAAAAAAGGTTCTGACTATGTAAAATTTGCCGAACAAATGATTCAAAAAAATATAAGAGTTAATAATGAATTTTATGTTTGTCCGGTATTCAATGAAGCAATATTAAGTGATAAAAAAATTAAAACATTTGACATCAAACAAATGTGGGGGTTAGGTACTCCTGAAGATTTAAATTATTATTTAGAAAATAAGTAATATATGATAGTAATTGCGACAAATAATGGTATAGATTTTTTACCAAATTTATTATCTGATTTAGAAAAATTTAACATAACGGAAGAAATATCAATAATTGATACTCAATCAAGTGATTCTGAATTTATTAATTACTTAGAGAATTTAAAATCCTTTAATAAATTTAAATTAAAAATTAATATATATAAAACACCATATAAAGGATTTGACACCGGAGCATATATTTACGCAATTCAAAATTTAAAATCAGATAGATTTATATTTTTACAAGATTCAATTAGGATTAAAAGTGTGGATTTTTTTAATTTAATAGAGGAAAAATTAAAAATATCAAATGTAGTAACAATATTAACATTTGATGGTAATTGGTGGGATAATCAAATTCAAAAAGATTTTTCATTAAAACATTTTGGGACAACAATATTTGAAACGGGTATTTTTGGACCAATGTTTACTATATCATATTTAGACTCACAAAAAATAGAAAAAAACTTATTAATTTATCCTGAAAATAAAGAACAACAAAAAGCTATGGAAAGATGTTGGGATATTATTTTTAAAAAAACTAGTTTAACTGTTGATAACCTTGAGGGTAATCACAATGATTTAAAAATAAACAACGATGGTTATCAATATTTTACAAAAATAAAACCTTACAGAATTTAAATTAAAAAAAAATGATAGAAATTACGTTAAACGATAATAGTTTTGGGCATCAAACATATTTAACACCTTATTTAAATTCTAAAAAAATAATATGGAAAAGAGATGGTGTTAGAAGAAAATTAAATGTATATACCGATAATTTAATTAAAAAAACACATATTGATATACCAAAAGATGATAATTATAATATTTGCGTTTTATTAGAACCATATACCAATCCTCCGTGGACTGATGTGTATGACTATATTAGAACGGATTTTGAAAAATTTGATTTAATAATTACACACAATTTACAATTATTAGGTGATTTAATTGAATCTCGTCCTGATAAATTTTATTATTCCACAAAATGTTTAACAACTTCTTGGTTATCAGAAGAACATATTGGATTACATAAAAAAACAAAAAATATTTCTATGGCGTTTTCACATAAAAATTTTTCAGAAGGACATAGAATTAGACATTTAATTTATGAAAAATATAAAAATCAAAATATTATAGATTTTTATGGTAGTGGTGTTGATAATTTTTCAGGAGAATTTAGAAACGCTATGATAGATTACAAATACACAATTTGTTGTGAGAACTCATTACAAAAAGGGTTTAATTCTGAAAAACTTAATGATTGTTTTTTAACAGGGTCAATACCGATATATTGGGGGTCAAGATTAATTGATAAAAATTATAATGAAGAGTCAGTGTTTTATTTTTCACCCAATATTGATAAAGTAGATTTTAATTTTGATGAATCATTTTCAAACCTTGATATGATTATTCAATCAATATTAAAAAATGACAATTATTATTCTCACGATAATTCAATTAAACAGAATTACGAATACACTCTTGACAAATTAAATAGTGAAGATAATTTGTATGATATATTAAAAGAAAGAAATTTTATATGATTAAATGGTTTGGAGAATATCTTTGTGATGCCGGATTTTTAATAAATTTAAAGGAAAGAACTGATAGATTATTAGTCGCGGAAAAAGAACTTAATGATTGTGGGATTGAGGGTGTTCAAATATTTGAAGCGGTGTCTATATTAGACCCAAATTTTAATAAATATGGTTGCACTCAAAGTCATATTGAGATTGCTAAAAAACAGATAGAGAATAATTGGGAATATGTTCTTTATTTAGAAGATGATATAAAAACAGAATACTATTATTCTGAAAAAATACCTTTAGAAACTGTAGATAGAAAAAAAGTCTCTAAATCAATAATTGAAGATTTAGAAAAATATAAACCCGACGTTTTATGGTTAGGCGTTAGACCTGAAGAAAACACAGAGTATGTTTCCAATAATTTAGTAAAAACTAATAAAACTTTAATGTCTCACGCATATATTGGGTCATTAAAATATGCTAATTTTTTAGTCGAAAATTTACAGTATACCAATAATCAACATTTTAGTTCTAGACTTCCAATAGACTATTTCATTTCCCAACTAACAGAAAAAAATTGTTGGCAAATTAATTCATTTAAAAATGGTGAAAACATTCTAAACAATGATTTAAAAGTTTATATGTCGTCCCCTTTAATTTTTAATCAAGGAGCGTCATTTTCTAATATAATTGATAGAGATGTTGATTATTCAACTTGGGTTAGAGGTTGTATTGATACTTATGTGAATATAGATGAATTAAAAATAAACCCACATTTAAAATAAATAAAAATAAAAAAATAAATTAAAATATTATGAATAACGCAATAAAATATTGGGATGAAACAATTGTTTTAAGACACATTGGGACAGAATTAAAATGGTTATTTGATTATCTTGATTCTAATGATATTAAGAATGTTTCATTCATTGATATTGGGGGGAATGTTGGTAAATTTTATGATGAAGTGTCTAAAAAATATAAAGTAGATAAATGTATAATCGTTGAGGCGTCTAAAAGACTTAGTGAGTATATGGTTAAAAAATTTGAAAATAATCCTGAGGTGACTGTACATAATTTTGGATTGTCAGATGTTGAGGGGGAGTTTTTTTTCGACGATTCTGGAATTGATTATTGGTTAAATAAAGATTTAGATGATAGTATCAATTTAGGTTTATCTAAAATTTCAAAATCTAATGGTGAGACTAAATTTTATAAAATGGATTATTTTTTAGAAAACATAAATACTATTTCACCAAATGAAATTACATTTATTAAAATAGATACTGAAAATAGAGATTTACCAATTATAAAAGATATGATGGGATATTTGATAAAAAATAACATAAAACCATTTATTTTATTTGAAAATAATTTTCATAACGATTTAACTTTAGATGAAGCTAAAAAAATAATTAATGATTTTTCAGAAAAATGTGGGTATTATCCAGTTGATATATCAATAAGTGGAGATTCATATCTAAAACCAATAATATAAAAAAATGAAAAAAATATATGAAATGGTTCATAATTTCAAAATTGATAAGAAATTTTGGACATACGATGGTTTAACCGGTGAGGATTATGATTTTAAACGGTCTAAGCCCGCATATTACATAAAGAAAGCGATAGAAATTGCTAAATATTTAGAAATGAAAACGGTTGTCGAAATTGGTTCAACAAGACTATCTGTTACACAAGGATGTGTTGATTATTACAATAGTGAAAACAATCCTTACTTATCACCACCTTGTTGTTGTGACGGTCACGGAGGTTTTTTTTGGACTGAAGCTGGTTTTGATGTCTACACTGTTGACATTGACGTGAATTGTATTAATGGTGTTAAATACTCTTATTCTAATTTGGGTAAAGAAGTACCAAACAATTTAAAAATTATAATACCAAAAGATGGTATTGAATTTTTAAAAGAATTCTCAGGGAAAATTGATGTTTTATTTTTAGATGGTTGGGATAAAGGAACCGATATGTACGCTGAAAAACATTTAGAGGCATATCTATCCGCAAAGGATAAATTATCTGACACAAATTTAATTTTGATTGACGACACTGATTATATAACAAATGATGGTGGTAAAGACGCTTTACTATCCCCCGTTCTATTAGAGGAAGGATACATACCATTATTCAATGGTAGACAAACTTTGTTTTTAAAAAAATAAATAAAAAATACAACATAATATGGAAAAAATAATTATTAGTTTAACAACTATACCTTCAAGACTTAATTACCACGACCCAAATGGTGGGTTACGACCGGTTCTAAATAGATTATTGACCCTGTCATATTCTGATTATGAAGTTCATCTTAACATACCTTACATTGTTAAAAAAACAAATGAAGAATATTCTATACCTTCTTGGTTAACAGAAATTACTGACTCAAAATTAAAAATATTTAGAACTGATGATTATGGTTCTATGACTAAAATATTACCAACAATTTTACGTACTGATGAAAATGATAATATTATCATCATAACCGTTGATGATGATTTGTCTTATGAAGACGGATTTATTGAATATCATTTGGAAAAGAGAAAACAATATCCAAATGCTGCGATTGGGTTTGCGGGGATTTCAGCAATAAACGGAATTTGTCATTTTTGTACAACCGTTAAGGAAGATGTTAGGGTTAAAATAATTGAAGGTTATAAAACGGTCTCTTATCGACGAAGTTTTTTTAAACCGGATTTCTTTAGTGAATTTGTTGGAGAATCTTGGAGTGACGATATTATTTTATCGGCATATATGGGAAAACATAATATTGAAAAATGGGTGGTTAGTTATGATAAGGACGAAGATTACACCCCAAGAGTAGAATCATTTCCTATTATCGGACATTTACCAAATGATAGAGGTGGATGTTGGTGGTACCGTTCAGAAAGTGCATCAGACAACGCAGATAAGTTCTATAAATTACAATACTTAGAAAGATAATATGAGTTCAATTACATTAGTTACCGGTTTATGGGATATAGGTAGAGGTGACCTTCAAGAAGGATGGTCACGTTCATTCCAACATTATTTAGATAAATTTGCACAACTATTACAAGTTGATGTTAATATGATAATTTTTGGAGATGAAGAATTAGAACAATTTGTCTCAAGTAATAGACGTAGTGAAAATACTCAATTTGTTCGTAGAGATTTATCTTGGTTTAGAAATAATGAGTTTTACAATAAAATACAAAATATACGAACTAACCCTGATTGGTATAATCAAGTTGGTTGGTTAACAGAATCAACTCAAGCTAAATTAGAGATGTACAATCCTTTAGTTATGTCAAAAGTATTTTTGTTACACGACGCTAAAATTTTAGATAAATTTGATTCTGAATATATGTTTTGGATTGATGCTGGTTTAACAAACACAATACATCCGGGATATTTTACTCACGACAAAGTTTTAGATAAATTACCTAAGTTAGTTAAGAGTTTTCACTTTGTTTGTTTCCCATACGAAACTAGTTTGGAAATACACGGATTTAAATATGATAAATTATGTGATTTAGCCGGAGCTGAGGTTAATAGGGTTGCAAGAGCGGGTTTCTTTGGGGGTAAGAAAGATTCAATATCCGAAATTAATAATATCTATTATGGATTAATGGATAGTACCTTATCAAGTGGATTGATGGGTACTGAAGAATCTTTATTCACAATTATGACATACAAATACCCATCATTAATTACTTATTCTGAAATAGATGGTAATGGGTTAATGGGTAAGTTTTTTGAAGATTTAAAAAATACAACCGTTGAGGTTAAATCGGAAGCATCAAAAGATGCGACTATCAATAATTTAGACACATCAAAAGTGGGTCTTTATGTAATAGCGTTTAATTCACCAAAACAATTTGAAGTTTTAATAGATTCAATGTTAGAATATGATAAAGATTTTATAGATAAACCTAAAAAATATTTATTAGACAATTCAACTGATTTATCTACAACACCAAGATATCTTGAACTATGTGAACAATATGGTTTTGAACATATTAAAAAAGATAACATTGGGATTGTTGGGGGTAGAGTATTTGTTGCAGAACATTTTAATGAAACTGATTTAGATTGTTATTGGTGGTTTGAGGATGATATGGCATTTTACCCTAAAAAAGATGAGGTTTGTCGAAATGGGTTTAATAGATATGTTGGTAATTTATATCAAAAATCTTTAGACATCCTCCAAAAAGAAAATTTTGATTTTCTTAAGTTAAATTTTAGTGAGTTTTTTGGTGACAATAGTGTACAATGGAGTTGGTATAACGTACCTCAAGATTTTAGACAAAAACATTGGCCAAATAACCCTAAGTTACCAGTACAAGGATTAGACCCTAATTCACCTAAAACACAATTTAAAGAAATAAAAACACATAAAGGGTTACCATACGCAACCGGAGAAATTTATCTATGTAATTGGCCTATAGTATTAACAAGAGAGGGTAATTATAAATGTTATTTAGAAACAAAATGGGCTCACCCTTTTGAACAAACATTAATGAGTTATTGTTATCAGGAGACTGTTAAAGGAAATATTACATCGGGATTATTATTATTAACACCGACTGAACATAATCGATTTGAACATTATGACGGTTCATTGAGAAAAGAAAGTTAATATTTGATAATTTGAAGTATTTATAATAAAAAACTTTAGATGGATTTTTTTATAAAGAAAAACGCAACATTACCGGTATTAAAACTTCAAGTAGTTAAAGACGGAAGAAGTGAGTATAATAATTTTATGGAATTATTAGAGACTTCTTCTATTTTCTTTTCTATGGTTAATATTGAGACCGGTATTCCAAAAATAATGTCTAAGACAGCGGGTATTGTTTCAAAAACTTTTGATGACCCAAATACCCCAACAGAATATTATATTTACTATCAATTTACTTCAACAGATACAAATGTGTCTGCAAGATATGAAGGACAATTTTTAATTAAAAACGATGATGGTAATTTAATTCTACCAATTAATGAACGATTGTTTATTAATATTCAAGAATCGTTTATTGCTGATGATTTAGAGTATGATAATTGTTATACATCCGTCTATCCTTGTTGTGTAGTGCCTTATACACCTATATATCCTAGTGTTACACCTACAACGACACCTACAACGACACCTACAATGACACTTACAATGACACCTACAATGACACTTACAATGACACCTACAGAAACGCCAACAAATACACCTACAGAAACGCCAACAAATACACCTACGGAAACCCCAACAAATACTCCTACGGAAACCCCAACAAATACTCCTACTCCAACAATAACTCCAACAATAACACCTACGGAAACTCTTACGCCAACACCAACATTCTCATACTGTGGAATACAATTAGATAGTGTTACATATGATAGTGGAAATAATTGGATTTATACTTTTACAAACTTATTTGTTAGTTGTTCTCAATTATTTTTAGAATATTCTCAAGACTTTGGTGATAATTGGGAAGCTGTTGATTGTGGTTGTGCATCACCTCAAACATATAATATAGGTATTGATTTACACGGAGCAACTTTATTTAGAATAACTCAAGTTTGTGACGATTCAACAACAACATATTCAAATGTTCTATCTTATGATATAACTCCAACTCCAACCCCAACACAAACTTTAACCCCAACACCAACTCTAACTGAAACACTTACACCTACACCAACTTTAACATTAACACCTACGGAAACACCTACTGAAACCCCAACAAATACTCCGACAGAAACGCCAACCCCAACCCCAACTGAAACAGTTACAGAAACGCCAACACCAACTCCAACTGAGACGGAAACACCTACTCCAACACCAACTCTAACTGAAACTCCAACAAATACTCCGACAGAAACGACAACACCAACTCCAACTGAGACGGAAACACCTACGCCAACACCAACTCTAACTGAGACGGAAACACCTACGCCAACACCAACCCCAACTGAAACTCCAACTGAAACTCCAACAAACACACCAACTGAAACCCCAACTGAAACTCCAACAAACACACCAACATTAACCCCAACTGAAACTCCAACAAACACACCAACATTAACCCCAACACCTACACTTACACCGAGTCCAACTCCAGTGACTGGTGTAACGTTCTCACAAGCATTCACGGGTGCAACTGCACCATCATCCGCAATAGAAACTGCTTGGAATACATTTAGAAGTCAATTAACAGGTTCATATACTCAATTTGTATGGTCAAGTACAAATGGAAATTCAATAACTGTTAGTGACCCAACCTTAGTACAGTCCTTAGCAAATGGGTTAAGAACCGCCACAGTAACCGCAGAAACTATTAATAGTGTGTCTTGGAGAGTTGGTATAGGATGTGGCACACCTAAAATTGGTGGGGTTGCCGTTGAGTTCTCAAACATTGTCAGTTGTGATGTATCTAGTACATATGCTCTTAGACCTATGATTGATAATGCAAACTGGGGTGGTACCAATCAATATACGGTAGGTGCTCCATCACAAACAATAACACTCACATTTAGTTAATTATGGTTACTTACGATGTCATAGAAATAGAAACAGGAAATATAGTCTTGTCGGACACAACACAAGAAGAATGTGTTAATTGGATTAAAGAATACGGTAATATTATTGATTACACTATACAAGAACACCAAATATTTTGAGGTGATAGCATATAGTTACTGTATTTAATAATAACCCACTAAAAAGTTAATATGGGGAATATTAGGTTTAGGTACAACATTTACAATTAAAAATAATATTTGTCTAAATGACGTGTTATCATTAAATGTTTTTCCAAACTAATAAATTGACATCTAATTAATTTTTGAATATATTTATAGAAACAAGACAAACCCGATTTAAATCGGTGCTAATATGTCATTCTAAAAAATATATTATGGTAACACAAGAAGAAATTAAGGCGTTCCTTGAAGGGAATGACCCAGAAGAGCACATAGTTGCTATCGAGTATGATTACGTCACCGACGCAATTTACAAAATCAAAGAAATCCCGGGTCAGGGAAAAATAATCAAAAAAGATACATTTACGGCATTTGCTTGGGTTGGAGACTTGAAAGATTTGAATTTTTATTCAAAATCTAAAGACTTACAAAAAGAGGCGATGAAAAAACACGGAATCATCATTGATAAGTTAGAAACCAAAGGTAATGAAAGATTAGAGAAAGGTCTTAAATTTATGGTTAAATCAATGAGAGGTTATCGTTCACTTATCCAATTCTTTAAAGAAGGTGGTGTTGACCCGTGGGGTGAGAAAACAAAAGGAAAACTAACGGTACTTCCACCGGTTGAACAGTTCCTTATATCAAGAGAGAAGAGATTATTCAAAGGGTATGAGGAATACAACGACATCACGAGACTCGGATTTGACTTGGAGACGACCGCTTTGGAACCAAAGGATGGTCGTATATTTATGATTGGAATCAAAACTAATAAAGGATACCAAAAAGTTATTGAGTGTGCTGACGAAGACCAAGAGAGAAGAGGATTGGTGGAATTCTTTAACATCATTGATGAACTTAAACCATCAATCATTGGTGGATACAATTCTGCAAACTTTGACTGGTTTTGGATATTTGAGAGATGTAAAGCTCTTAACTTAGACATCAAAAAAATTGCTAAATCTTTAAACCCGGCAAGACCCATCTCTCAAAAGGATGGTATGTTAAAGCTTGCTAACGAGGTAGAAAGATTCTCACAAACTCAATTGTGGGGTTATAACATCATTGATATTATTCACTCTGTTCGTAGAGCTCAGGCAATCAATTCAAGTATTAAATCTGCGGGTCTTAAGTACATTACCCAATACATAAAAGCCGAGGCTCCTGACCGAGTTTATATTGACCACTTAGAGATTGGACCGATGTATGCCAAAAAAGAGGAGTATTGGTTAAATGTTGAGAATGGAAAATATAAGAAAGCTGATAATCCGGACTTCAATAATTTAGATACAAGATTTCCGGGTAAATACCTAAAGGTTACTGGAGATAACATTGTGGAGAGATATCTTGACGATGACTTGGAAGAAACGTTAACGGTGGATGATGAATTCAATCAGGGGACGTTTCTATTAGCATCGATGGTACCAACAACATATGAAAGAGTTTCCACAATGGGAACCGCAACTTTATGGAGAATGATTATGTTAGCTTGGTCATTCAAGAACAATTTGGCTATTCCAGCAAAAGAAGAGAAGACAGACTTCGTAGGAGGACTTTCAAGACTACTTAAGGTGGGTTACTCTACCAACGTACTAAAACTCGATTACTCTTCCCTATACCCCTCTATTCAGTTGGTTCACGACGTGTTCCCTGAGTGTGATGTAATGGGTGGGATGAAAGGAATGTTAACATATTTCCGTAATGCTCGTATTATGTATAAAAACTTAGCGTCGGAATACAAATCAATTGATTCTAAAAAATCTCTTTCATATGATAGAAAACAATTACCATTAAAAATCTTCATTAACTCGATGTTTGGTGGATTATCTGCACCACACGTTTATGAATGGGGTGAAATGAATAGTGGTGAAAGAATTACTTGTACCGGAAGACAATATCTTCGTCAAATGGTGAAATACTTTGTTAAACGAGGATACACACCTTTGGTACTTGATACGGATGGTGTTAACTTTAGTTTACCTGAAGGTGGTGTTGATGATAGAGTTTATATTGGAAAAGGATTAAATTGGTTGGTTGAAGAAGGTAAAGAATACAGAGGTTATTATGCCGACACCGCAGAATACAACGACTTGTTTATGAAAGGTGAGATGGGGTTAGATTGTGACGGAACTTGGGATTCTTGTATTAATTTAAGTAGAAAGAATTACGCCACAATGGAATCTAATGGTAAGATTAAATTAACCGGAAACTCAATTAAATCTAAAAAATTACCATTATATATTGAGGTTTTTTTAGATAAAGGAGTAAAGTTATTATTAGAAGGAAAAGGACAAGAATTCATTGAGTGGTATTTTGAATATCACCAAAGGATATACGACCAACAAATACCATTAAAACAAATTGCTCAAAGAGCGAGAGTTAAATTATCGGTTGAGGACTATAAAAAAAGATGTGAAATGAAAACAAAGGCGGGTTCGTTGATGAGTAGAATGGCTCATATGGAATTGGCAATCAAACACAATTTAAAAGTTTCATTGGGTGATGTAATTAGTTATGTTAATAATGGATTGAAAGCGTCACACGGGGATGTTCAAAAAATCACCAAAAGTAATTATACTAAAAAAGCATTAGATTTGTTCACTTCGGTAAATGGTGTAGAACCTGAAGATAAGTCTACATCAACAATACAATTAAATTGTTATATGTTAGACCAAACTGAAATTGAAAATAATCCTGACTTAACAGGTGATTACAATATTGCAAGAGCAATCTCAACATTTAATAAAAAGGTTGAACCATTGTTGATTGTTTTTAATAAAGAATTAAGAGAAAGTTTGTTAATTGCTAATCCGGAAGATAGAGGATTCTTTACCAAAACTCAATGTGAATTAATTGGGGGTATCCCTAATAAAGAAGGTGACCAAGATACAATTGAAGATTTATTAACAATAACTGATTTAGAATTAAAATTTTGGGAAAGAGTTGGTGTTAGTTCTGAATATATTTATGAATTAGCCGAGACTGGTTGGGAAGAACATATTAATTAAAACAAAAAAGGTGTCGAATATGACACCTTTTTTTTTATTCTAATTTTAAACCATCTGAACTAAGGATATACCAATTCCCATCAACACGAAAAAACTCAACGGCAGCACCTCTATCTATTAGTATTTCATCGTATTGCTCATCAATGAGACCCATAAACGGTACTATTAAAACTTTTGTTAAAGCTTTAATTACAATGTGTTCCGTATTACTTTGGTCTAAAATAATTTTACTATTAGGAACTTCTTTAACCAAAATAAATTCTTCCCCGTTAGTTCTATATTCGGGAGTTGTAACAATTTGAATAGGGTCTGATGTGTTTAAGTTGGACATTGACCCAAATAATTTGTTTCCAATCTTTTTTCTTGTTATAAATGTCATATAAATTAAATTACGTATATTTGTCTTGGCATTGCTCGGAACTTTAATTGTTTGTTAAGATTTTCCGCAATTTGTGCCTCACGTTCCATTACTTTTTCTGGTTTAAGTCTTGTTAATCTTCCTTCCGTACCAATTAATTCCTCAATTAATTTTGTTTTTTCATCTTTAGCTTCTGTTGCCAATGATTGATAATCCATAGTTAACTCACTATCAGGTGTTTTAACATTACCACTAAATTTACCTCGAACTCTTGATAGGGTTTCTTTAACATAAGCGGTGAACCAACGACGAATCCAAACTTGTGCGGGATTATTTAAATCCGCCCAATCAATTTCTTCAAATGGAACATCAGAAGGTAATTTAATTATATCCGGATTGTCTTTTAAACATTTATCTCTATCAGCTGGCCCAACATCATAATACCAATACCATACCTTACCTCTCATTAAATTTGAATTTCCAAAATCAAATTTACCACCCGGTGTTTGCATTAAATGTAACGCCTTTTTTCCTTCAGGTAAAGCTGTAATTTTATATGTCATATCTCCGGCGATTATTCGTCTTTGAATATTTATTTCTTGCATTCTTAATAACATATCAAAAGCCGGCGCCATAAAGAATGACCCTGTCATCCCCATTTGTGCACTACCTGCGGCACCACCAATTCCAATACCACCTAATGAACCAAAAGACCAGGGGTCAAATAATAGATTATTAAGAGTTGCGGGTGAATACCATAACACTTCATTTATTTCTCTTCCGGCAGGAATTTCATAAATTTGTTGTCCTTGAACTAATTGTACGTAATCTTTTTTAATTTCCCAATCACCCCCTGCTTGTAATCCAACAATTTTAGAATAAGCGTAAGTATAACGAGTTTCATAATCCAAACTTTTAGTTATGAATGCTCGCGATAAAGATTGTGTGTCTAAATTTAAGTTTGCCAATGATGTCCATTGGGATTCAATTAACCAATCTTGGATGTATTGTGAATAGTCACTAATAGATAGTTCCAATAAACTATCCATCATCTCATCTTCGATTTCAACTGAACGAAGAGGTGCTCCAAGTAAGTGTTTAATTCTTGTATAGAGTTTGGTTCTTTCCGGTTCTGCAATAATAGCCATATAGATTTGTGTTTCTATATAAATATCATCTAAGAGTATAAATTAAACTTTTTTCAGGGAAAACGAAATTACCACCAAAAATTGTTGTTTCGTTATTATCAAATATTAAAATTTCTTTATTATTTTTAGAAAAAATTAACCAGTCGGTATTGTATTTTTTAACATTACCTGAACCTAAGACAACGATAAAGTGATGTTCTTCACTGATAGATGAGAAAGGTTTAATTTGTGCGGTTTTGGTTACACCATCAACAATTATTTCACAATCTATTCCTCCAATCATATCTTCGCTACTTCCAAGTTTCCCAACAGCGTTAACGTTATCTTCACCAAATTGTTTTTTAAGTATTTCTACTGTTGTGTCTTCCCTTTTTTGACCCCAAGCGTGAGTTTGACCCAACACCATCATAAGAGATTGGAATGTTGATGATTCAGGATTAAAGATTCTTGTTTTATATTGGTCAATTATACTAACAAATCGTTTAACTTGGTTAATTTGTTCGTAAGCGTTTAAGTTTTGAAATGAAATTGGTTGTTGTCTTTGTGAAACTAAAACTTTATTAACATCTCTAAGTAATACGCAAAAACAACTATAATTTGTGTTTAATTTATTAATAACTGAACGACCTTCTTGTTCTAAGTCGTATATTCCGGACATTTCACCTTCACCATATGCACCTCTATTATAGTAATTGTCGGGAAAGACATCTCTTAATATTCGGTTGATTGCAAATTTAAATAAATCTTTAACTTTTGGATTTGTATTAAATACTTGTCTTATTTCTTCAACTTTAGATGTTGAACATTTCTCAGCTTTGGATTCAGATAACATTAAAGTTATTTTTCTATCCGTTTCGTTTTTTTTAATCTCTTCAATAATGAGATTAACTTTGTTTTCTGTATTTTTCATATAGGCTTGTGTTATTATGATAAATATCTGAACAACCGAATTAACTTCGGTTATTGATTTTATTCATAATGTTTGAGATGAAATCTCCTTTCTCTTCTAAATCATCACCCATAACGGTTCCGATGTTTTGTTTCTTTCTATTTACCATATCGTAAATTATCCCCTCAATTGAATTATCAAAGATTGGATAGTAAACTGATACAGAATTTTTTTGTCCGTATCTGTATGCTCTATCTTCCGCTTGTGCTAAATCACCCGGGACAAATGATAGGTCATTAATGATTACTGCTTCAGCCGCAGTTAAAGTAATACCAACACCCGCAGCTTTAACATTCCCAACAAACACTTTAATCTTATCGTTATCTTGGAATTGGTCAACAGCGTATTGTCGTTGAGGTTTTGATGTTGAACCATCCAGTCTAACGGCTTGTTTCCCAAAATGGTCGGCAATTCTGTTTAATGTTTCGGTAAAGTTGGTAAAAATAATAACTTTTTTGTCTTGTTCTAAAATATTTTCCGCTAATTCTATGGTGTCTTTGATTTTTTCTTCAGCAATAACCTGACGAACCTTCATTAACTTACTAAATTGAACAGTCAAAGAAGAACTCTCATCAGGATTCTTATTATACCAATCATAATATTCACCCATCAATCCTTCATAAAGTTTTGACTTTAATCTCAGATAAACAGGTGTGATGATTTTTTCAGGTAAATCTAAAACCTCAGTTTTTAATCTTCTTAAAACTTGTCGAGATGTTCTATCTCTTAATTCTTCCAAGTTTGACGCCCCGGTAACATTCCATATCTTACGAGTTCCTGCCATAAATTGATAGCCTTGACAATATCTAATAGCGTAAGCCATCCAATTTTGAGAAACAGGACTTTCAACTAATGATAATAAGTTGAAATAGTTCATTGGTCGGTTAGTCATTGGTGTCCCCGTTAATAACCATACTCTTTCACATTTTTTAGAAAAACTATTAACTAATTTTGTTCTTGCCGCTTGTCCATTACTAACATAATGAGCTTCATCCAATATAATTAAATCAAAATTTCCTTGTGTGATTAAAGAGTTATCCTTGTCTTTTAGGTCGTAAAAGTTTTTAAGAATATCATAATTAACAATTACAAAATCGTGTTCAATTGAAAAATTCTTACCTTCAGAAATATAAACACTTCTATCTGAATAGTTCTCAATCTCTCTCTGCCAGTTAATTTTCAATGATGCCGGACAAACAATTAAGATTTTTTTAGCACCTGTCTCTAACGCAGCAATAATTGTTGAAGTTGTCTTCCCAAGTCCCATATCGTCGGCAAGAATAAATCTTTTGGAACCAGCAAGTTTTTCAATCGCCTCTTTTTGATGTTCAAGTGGTGGTCTGTGAGAGTATTTTGAATAATCCACAACAATATCTTTTATTGTGTGTGTTTTAATCAGTGCACCTTTTGGTAGCCAAAAATCGTGGATAGTTTCAGAATCTAACACTTTTCCCCAAACGTGGTAGGATTTTTCTTTCTCAACTAATAGCTTTTCCACCCATACCTGTTCGGGGATTTTAAGTAACAATTTTTCGTCGGCAATTTTTTTGGCAAAGTAGGGGTCTAAATCAACCCATCGTTTGGCCACCTTAGGTGTAACTTCGTAATAATTTATAATGTAATCACATTGAGCCCTTGTAGGAAAAAATCTTTTGTTGGTCTCTTTTTGGTGTTTTAATTTTAAGATATAGTTATTTGCCCCCTGATAAGTTTCAAGGAGAGATATTGCTCGTTGTTCGATTGTAAGATTAGTATTTTCTGGGGGATTGTTCTCCAAAATAATTCTTTTATAGAAATATAACACATTTTATAATATTTATCAACATATGAGTATGAATCCAAAGACGATAGAAAAATTAATAAATAAAATGATAAATGTTATCAAACCTAATGGTGTTTCTAAACTTGATTATAAGTTAAAACCTATTGATGATATTAGTCAGGAATATTATATGACAGTTACTTATGTTATCCCTAACGATAGTATTATATTAAAAAGTCGAAATTTAATTAACCAAACTAGAACTAATTGGAATTTAGAAATAGTTAAAACAATTAAAAATTATTTTGGTGTTGACGTTATAATTAATTCATCAGGAACACAATCTGAATCATACTATAATAGACAAAAACGATATGAATAATAAAGTACCAATTACAAGAATAAGTAAGTTCTTCGGAGCGGAGGATTTTAAGTTAGAACAAGACTTCGGAACTGAATGGTTACACGGGGATATGAACTTTACATTAGTTCTATATCGTGTTGATAGATATAAGACCAAAACGGACGATGTTTATGGTGAGACCGTATCTGATGGTATTAAGTTTTTACCACCGGTCGAATTCAAAGGGTATGTTCAGATTATGGCCCCTGAGAACAAATATTTGGGGAATTCTAAAATTGACCAAATGGAACCGGGTAATCTTAAAGTGTCTGTTTATCAAAGAGATTTGGAAGAATTAGATATTGATATTAGTTATGGAGATTACATAGGATACTATGAAACAGAAGATAAAGTAAGATACTATACGGTTAATAACGATGGAAGGGTTACTTCTGATAACAAACATACTTTGGGTGGATACAAACCATTCTATAGAACTATTATGGCGTCACCGGTTACAAATAACGAATTTAGAGGATTATAATGAAAATAATTATAACAGAAAATAAATTAACTAATTCAATTTATAACTATATTGATGAAACCTTTAACCCAAATAATATGGATTGGGTTTATGGTCTTGGTGAAGATGAAGATGGGTATTTAGATATTGATAAGGAAAATGAAAACTTTTTAATTTTTTTTAATGGTGAGTGGGAAGGTGAAGAAGATTCTGATTCTGTTTTTCATTATTTTGATGTTGACTTCTATGATAAAAATGACCCTTCACATAAACCTTTTAGAGACAAAACACCAATTTTAGAAGTTTTGGGTGAGTATGCGAGACACTTAGACACTATGTTTGATAACCATTGGCACGAACCAATGAAAAAATGGTTCCAAGATAATTTTAATTTACCGGTTAAAACATTGTCAACATATTACAATTATGGAAATTGAAAATAATCATATAAATAAAAAAGTAATGGTGTATTATAATTTAAATAAACACACATTCTCAATAACATATAAAAATAAATTAATCTCACACGCAGACCACGTCAAATTAAACGATGTTGAATTTAGAGTTAGACCGGGAGGTAGAGCAAGAGTGTTAAAAGATAAAAGAAAAAATGTTCACGCATTTGTAATCGGAACATTAAAAGAATATTGTAAATATCCTTGTAAGAGTTTACCTAATGACATAAATGATAACATTGTTACCTATGACCCATACAAGTATAGTTCTTATGTAATGAAAGATACCAAAGAACCAATATATAATGTGGGGGAAGTAGAAATGATAAATTCGAGAAACAAAATATTTATAACAAAACAATAAAATGGGTTTACCTAAAAAAATAAAGAAACATATTCCATTAACAGAGTCTAAAACTCTTTTACCAAGAAGAGAAGAACTTTTGGAAAAAATCAATAAAGACGGAACTTATCTTCCAAAATCTTTATTGCACGCTGATTTGGATAGAGGGTTTTTAGATTTTGTTAAAGACGACTTAAAAGTTGTTATTGAAGGTAAAACAATCCCGACTGTTGATATTTTGGTAACAACCCAAAATTGGGCCCAATTTACCGAAACTTGGAATTTTCAAAATATAGATAAAAATGCTGAACCACCATTTATTACAGTTGTTAGAACACCTGAAGTTAAATTTGGTAGTAATCCGGCTCTTGTTTATAATATCCCTAATAGAAGACAATATTTTTATGCTCAAGTACCAACTTGGGACGGTCAAAGAAATGGGATGGATATTTACACAATACCTCAACCGGTTCCGGTAGATATTACCTATTCAGTTAAGATTATTTGTAATAGAATGAGAGAGTTAAATAAACTTAACCAAATCATTTTAGAAAAATTTGCATCGAAACAAGCATACGCTGTTATCAAAGGTCATTATATTCCAATTGTTATGGGTAACATTACCGATGAATCAGTATTTGATGTTGAAAAAAGAAAATATTATATTCAAACATACGAATTTACTATGTTAGGGTTTTTAATTGATGAAGACGAGTTTGAAGTTGCTCCGGCAATAACTCGAGTGTTGACATCTGTTGAGTTTGATTCTAATAATCCTAAAAGGAGAAGAAAAAATAATAATGAAGATAGTAAAAGTTTTCAAACAGATGTGTTATTTGTTGTAGGAAACGATACTTTAAGTCAAACAATAAATTACATCGTCGATATAAGAGTTGGAGATTCAATTAATGTAGATAGTTTTGACGTGTACATTAATGGAGACTATTATGGTACTGATTTAACGTTAATACAAATCAACACAAATGATGTGTTAAGAATTGATGTGGTTAAAAATGATAATAGTAAGGAAAGTATTCTCCAACTATTAGACTTATTACTTTAATCCTCACCGTAGACATCTTTCTTTGTCTTACATTTCTCAATAATTAGTCTTTCCAAAAACCGATACATTTTAATACCCCTCTTTTCACAGTAGGTTTTAAGAATCTCGTGTGTTTCCACAGATATCTTTAAATTTTTAATCTTTTTGATGTCTTTATCCATAAGTAGAAAAAAGGCAGAAAATAATCTACCTAAAATATAAATAGTTGCTACGAAGTAAAGTATTTTGATTTTTTTTTAATATTTATATATAAAATAAATTAATAAACAAACAAACTAATGGCAACAAACAGTAAAGTATTCGTATCTCCTGGGGTATATACATCCGAAGTTGATTTGAGTTTCGTAGCACAGAGTGTGGGTGTAACCACATTAGGTATCGTTGGTGAGACCCTAAAAGGTCCTGCATTTGAACCTATTTTTATACGTAACTTTGATGAATTCTCAACTTATTTCGGAGGTACTTCTCCTGAAAAGTTTATAAATACACAAATCCCGAAGTATGAAGCTTCGTATATCGCAAAATCTTATTTACAACAATCAAACCAATTGTTTGTTACAAGAATTTTGGGATTGTCAGGATATGACGCAGGACCATCTTGGTCTATAAAAACGGTGGCGAACGTTGATAAAACAACAGTAGATTTTTATTGTACAAGTTATGTTACAATTGATTGTCAACAAGATTGTGACGCATTTTTAGAATATACCTATAACATTCCTTTTTCGGGTTGTGATAATAGTATAGATACAATAGTGTTTGGTGCAATAACTGGAGACGATTCAATCCTATCAAACAAATTTACATCATCATATGAGAATTTTAACGGTACAACATCAACACTTAGTAGCGACTTTAAACAACAAATTTATGATGTAATTTTATCATCAACAACATTATCCACATCAGCAACGTCAATTAACGTTTACGGGGCAATTTTAGGAACAGACTATTCTGATTTAGTAATGTTAAGTGGTTATACAGGTGTAACAAATGTGTTTAATATTAATAGTGTTGATTCAAGTGTTTGTGATTACACATCACCGGATACCGATGTTTGGTATTACTCGATGTTTGATAATAATGGTAATTTTAATTACAGTGGTAGTTCATTCTATAGTGTAATTGATAATTTAGTTCAAACAAGTACATTATCTAATTGTGCTAGTTTTAATAGTTTTAGTGTAAGTGGACACGGAGCTAGTATTAATTATAACACACAAACAATTAATGTTTACATACCACAAGGAACTGATTTAACAAATATTATTTGTGATTTTAGTGCTTGTACAAGTACTGTTTTAATTGATTGTGTTGACCAATATAGTGGTGTAACAGAAAATGATTTTTCTGCAACAGGTTGTTTAGAATATCAATTAGTTTCAGAAGATTTAACGGTTTCTACTTTGTGGAATATATGTATGGTTGAAATTGACCTTTGTAATCCTGCAACAACAGGACATACCGGTTCTCAATCTATTGGTAACATTAAAACTTGTTATTCTGGTAATGTTACCGGAAAAATTTATGTTTACACAGGGACATCATACACCGATTTTGATGATGTAGTTATTACAACTTTACGTTCAAGAGGTTTATCAACTTATAGTACATCATCTGATGGACCAACTTACCAAGTAAATGATATTGCAAATGTAACATTAAATTGTACAGGAAACTATTCAACAGTTAAAAATAACCCATATTCTGAATTTGGTATTAATGTAACAGATAAAGATGGTAATACTTTCTTCTTTGAGACATCCCTTAGTGATTCAGATTCAAAGAATGTTAGTAAAGTTTTTGGAACATCTAACTTTGGTAAACCAAGAACCACTGTTCCATTATTTGTTGAAGAAAACTTCCAATCGTTATTAAATTATTCATACAATAAAGGATACATTAGAGGATTAAATTGTGATTTAACTGCATTACCAAGAGCGAATAATGAAGATAATGACTCTTCTTCTATAGCGTTTTATTTAGAACAATATCAAACACCGGTATCTCCGTGGATTGTTTCTGAGTTAAGAGGTAGTAAAGTTTACAATTTATTTAGATTTGCAACAATTTCTGATGGTGAATCAGCAAATAGTGAAGTTAAAATATCATTAGTTAATATGTCATTTTCAAACCAAACATTTGATGTATTGGTTAGAGATTTCTTTGATAGTGATGCAAATCCTGTTGTTTTAGAAAAATTCACAAATTGTTCTATGAACCCAAACAGTAATTCATTTATTGGTGTGAAAATAGGTACAGTTGGCGGTGAATATACATTAAACTCTAAATATATAATGGTTGAAATGAACGAAGATGCTCCGATAGACGCACTTCCTTGTGGATTCCAAGGTTTCAAATTTAGACAATATGGAACATCTCAATCACCATTCCCTATTTATAAAACTAAATACGACTATCCGGGTGAGGTAGTGTTTGACCCACCATTTGGTAACGCTTCAGGTGGTAATGTAACACAATCAAGTCCTGGTGATAATGTTCGTAGAACTTATTTAGGTATTTCTACAGGATACGGTGCGGGTTACGATGTTGATTTCTTTAATTATAAAGGAAAACAACTTCCATTAGATTTATGTAAAGTAAGTGATTACGCGGAATGGAATGTTCAAACAAGAGGTTTCCATATGGATATAAATGCGGCATCAATCGTTTATCCGGGAACAAATAAACCAGAATTCTTTGTTGGTTCAGCACCTTTCGTTACAGACCCTGATAGTACGGCAAACCCATACTATAACATTTATGCACGTAAATTCTCATTATTAGTACAAGGTGGTTTTGATGGTTGGGATATCTATAGAGAATCAAGAACTAACACTGATAATTTCAGAATAGGTCAATCTCAATTCTTAAAAGGTTTCTGTCCGGACTTTAGATACCCTACAGCAACAGGTTGGGGAGCATTTAAACAAATAACAGTTGGTCATAATACTCAAGATTGGGCAAATTCTGATTATTACGCATACTTATTAGGTCAACAAACATTCTCAAACCCTGAGGCTGTAAATATTAATTTATTTGTAACACCTGGTATTGACGCTGTTAATCACGGTGACTTAGTTGGTAGTGCTATTGAGATGATTGAATACAATAGAGCGGATTCATTATATATTTGTACAACACCTGATTACCAAATGTTTGTACCATCAACAACTAATCCAACGGATTTAATTTATCCACAAGAAGCTGTTGATAGTTTAACTGATATTGACTCTAACTATACTGCAACATATTACCCTTGGATTTTAGTAAAAGATAGTGTGAATAACACACAAATCTATTTACCACCAACAGGTGAGGTTGTTAAAAACTTGGCGTTAACGGACAACATCGCATTCCCTTGGTTCGCAGCTGCGGGTTACACAAGAGGTATTGTAAACGCTATTAAAGCGAGAAAGAAACTTACTCAAGAAGATAGAGACGTACTTTATCAAGGACGTATTAATCCAATTGCGACTTTCTCTGACGTTGGAACAGTAATTTGGGGTAATAAAACTCTACAAGTAGCTCAATCAGCTCTTGATAGAATAAACGTTAGAAGATTATTACTTCAAGCTCGTAAATTGATTTCAGCGGTATCTGTAAGATTATTGTTTGAACAAAACGACCAAAAAGTAAGACAAGACTTCTTAAACGCGGTTAACCCTATCTTAGATGCAATCAGAAGAGACAGAGGTTTATATGATTTCCGAGTAACAGTTTCTTCAGACGCTGCTGACTTAGATAGAAATCAGTTAACAGGTAAGATTTATATCAAACCAACCAAATCGTTAGAATTTATAGATATCACATTCTATATTACTCCAACCGGAGCATCTTTCGAGAATATATAATAATAAAAATTATGACCCATTATAATAGTGGGTCATAATTAAGCCTTAATTTAAATGTATGTTAAAAAATAAAATAGTCGAAGGTATTGATGAAACGGGAGCACCGGATGAAAAATATTACGCATTTGATTGGGATGATAATATTGTCTCAATGCCAACTAAAATATTGTTAAAAGATGAAGAGGGGGATACTGTAGGAATGTCAACCGAAGATTTTGCCACATATAGAGAAGAGATTGGTAAAGAACCTTTTGAGTTTGACGGGCATAAAATTGTTGGTTTTTCCGACCAACCATTTTTTTATTTTGGTGTTAATGGTGACAAACAATTTATTATAGATGCTATGACGGCTAAACCAGGTCCTGCTTGGGATGATTTTGTTGAGGCAATTAATAATGGTTCTATATTTTCAATTGTTACCGCAAGAGGACATACACCGTCAGTTATAAAAGAGGCTTGTTATAATTATATCATTTCTAATTATAACGGTATAGATTCAAATGAATTAGTTAAAAATTTAGAAAAATATAGAGATTTAAATGATGAAGACAGCATTTCTAAAAGAGAAATGATTAGAGAATATTTGGATTTATGTAAATTTTACCCTGTAAGTTATGGAGAAGGTTCCGCAACTAATCCGGAGGAAGGTAAAATTAAAGCGTTAAAAGAATTTGTGGGGTATGTTAAAGAAATGTCTAATTATATTCAAAAGAAGGCGTTTTTAAAAAATAAAATAAGTAATTATTTTGTCCCTAAGATTGGATTTTCAGATGACGATTTAAAAAATGTGGATGTTGTAAAAAAACATTTTGAGCAAGACCCAGAGAATATAATTAAAACATATTCAACAGCAGGAGGAATAAAAAAAGAATATTAAAATAATTATTATAATAAAAACTATTTAATAAATAAAAACTATAAAATAAATATTAATATAAAAACTAGGATTTCTAGAATGATAAATATTTTAATTTTAAAAGTCAAGTGATAAAATTTAAATAGGTTATATTTATAATAAACAAGATAAAAAATAAAATTTAAAAAACAAATAGACAATGGCTGATTTATTAATGAAAATGCCCATACCGTATGAACCAAAAAGACAAAATAGGTTTATTGTACGATTCCCTTCAGCTTTAGGGATTAACGAATGGTTCGTAGAATCGGCTGCTAGACCACACGTAACTATAACTCCGGTGGCGATACCTTTCTTAAATACTGAAACATATGTTGCAGGACGTTTTGTTTGGAGTACTATACCAGTTAAATTTAGAGACCCAATTGGACCTTCTGCGTCTCAAGCTCTTATGGAGTGGGTTCGTTTATGTGCGGAGTCTGTAACAGGACGTATGGGATACGCAGCGGGATATAAAAAGAATGTTGACCTTGAAATGTTAGACCCAACAGGTGTTGTTGTGGAAAAATGGATTTTGGAAGGTTCTTGGTTAAGTGATGTTAACTTTGATGCTTTACAGTATAGTTCAGATGCTTTAGCGACTATCAGTGCGACATTAAGAATGGATAGATGTATTTTAGTATACTAATATTATTATAAAATAAAAATTAATCCCACATTAGTGGGATTTTTTATTTATAATACTTTATATAAATTTTTAACTAACTATTATTTATAATAAAAACAAAATTATATGGAACAAGATATTGTAAACGCTGGAACCGAAAATTTCAATTTACCACACGATGTTGTGCAATTACCTTCAGGGGGGATTTTTTATAAATCAAAAAAGAAATCAATAAAAGTAGGTTATTTAACTGCAACAGATGAAAACTCGTTAATGTCGGGTCAAGGAACTAATGATAATATTATTATGTCATTACTTAGAAATAAAATGTATGAACACGACCTAAGACCGGAAGAGTTAATTGACGGGGATGTTGAAGCGATTTTATTATTCTTAAGAAATACATCTTTTGGTCCTGAATATACTGTAAGTTTAACTGACCCTCAAACAAAAAAACCTTTTTCACATTCGGTTATTTTGGATGAATTAGATATTAGAAAAACTGAAGTTAAACCGGATGAAAATGGATTATTTACAACAAAATTACCAAAATCAGGTGTTACTGTTAAATTAAGACCATTAACATACGCAGATACTTTGGAAATAAGTTCAATAGTTGATACTTATCCTGTTGGTAGAACAGCACCAATAGTAACACTTAGATTAATGAAACATATTGTGGAAGTTAATGGTGATTCCGATAAATCAAATATTGCGATATTTGTAAGTACCCTACCGATTATGGATTCAAAATATATCCGTAAATTTATTAGAGATAACCAACCATCGTTAGAATTAACGAGAGCCGCAATCGCCCCATCAGGAGAAAAGATATCATTTGAGATATCGTTTGGGGTGGAGTTTTTTCGGCCTTTCTTCTAATCACAGACAACTTCTGATTGAAGAATATTACTTTATGGCGAAATTTATTAGAACTTCATATACTGAATTCTTTCAAATTCCGACATATGTTAGAAAATACCTTATAGATAGGATAATTGAAGATAATACACCAAAGACGTAATTTAAAACTACTCTTTGGTGTATTTATGTATAAAACACATTTGTTATGGCAGGAGAAGAAACCGGTGGAATAGGTGATATGGCGGGAAAAATGGGAAAAGAATTAGGTAAAGCATTTACCGATAATTTTAACCCCGCTGTTATTCTAGAGACATTAAGACAAGTTGATGATGGTGCGGCTAAAGTATTAGGTACGTTTGGTGCTAGTAGAGAGGCGGTTGCGGCTATTAGACAAAACCTTGCGAATGCGATTCCGGATGTTACTGAATTAGGTGGTGGTTTTGAAGAAATTCTTCGAATCCAACAGGATGTCTCATCAACATTAGGAAAAAATTTAGTTTTATCTACCGACGCTTTCAAAGAGATGTATTCAACAATGAAGGCTTCCGGTCAAGACGCATCAACAATTACTAAATCGTTTAAAGATGTTGGTATATCTGTTTATGATGCCACAAAACAAATGGGTGATGTTGTTAATATTGCAAGAGCGTCCGGTGTCAACGCAAGTGCGGTTTCAGGACAGGTGCTACAAAATATGGAGGCTCTTAACAAATATAATTTTGAAGGGGGTGTTCAAGGATTGGCAAAAATGGCCGCACAAGCAACGAGTTTAAGAATTGATATGAAAGATTCGTTGGCTTTTGCAGAAAAAGTTTTTGACCCTGAAGGTGCTATTAATATGGCCGCGTCAATGCAACGATTAGGTGTTGCTCAAAGTGATTTGTTAGACCCATTAAGAATGATGGACTTAGCTCAAAATGACCCTGGAGAGTTACAAAACCAAATTGCCAAAATGTCTCAACAATTCGTTCAATTGAAAAAAGACGGTACCGGTTTTGAGATTATGCCGGGGGCTAAACGTCAAATGAGAGAGATTGAAAAAGAAATGGGATTACCATTAGGTCAATTATCTAAAATGGCGTTAGCAAGTGCTGATTTGGACGATAAGATGAAGAAGATTAAGTTCCCTACAGCAACTGACGAACAAAAAACAATGATTGCCAATATGGCGGAAATGAAAGGTGGTCAATATGTTGTTAATTTTACAGATAAAGATGGTAAAGCTCAAGAAAAGGCGGTATCTGAATTAAATCCTGACGATATGCTGGC